AAATTTTGAAAGGAGATTTTGAAAAAGCTAGGTTGGAATATAAAATAAAATTGGAAATAGAAGTACGATTATACTATATGGATCTTAATATAGTTATAGATATTAATCGTTTATGAAAAATAATTATAAAATTATGTATTGACATTGGGGAGGGATTAATTTATCCTTAGGAAGAATTGGAAATATGGGGGATTGGACTAAGGATGAAGAAAACTAAACTGCACATAAATAAAGTAATACCTGGACACTTACGTAGGGCCGATGGATCAGTAAAGAAAAAAGGCAATATGTACGTTGAAACGGTGAAGTTCAACTTGAGGATTGGAGTTGGACAGAATTCTTTTAATACGTCTGTGACATTGCGAAAGAATATTGTTGCTTTATGGATACTAATAATGGATAAGGCTGAGTCTGATCCATATATAATAGTCCAAGAATTTATAGAGAAGGTTTGTTTGAAAAGATGGACTGGAGATACTGCAAAAGGAATGTCCGATTTTATAACCAAGTGCATGATACATGATATAGTGCCAGAAGGTGATTTTGTATTATATAAAAAAATCTACCTGAGTATATAATGAGGAACTGATGGAATTAATTACTCCTGATGGATCTAAGATTATATCTTTGGATTGGTTGAACAATACACAGATCCTTGTACTTACTACTTTTAAGCAGTATATGGAATTCTCCAGATTAAATGAACTGGATCTTGATCCTAATTTTTGGAGATACAATAATGCTTCAGTGGATTCTTTCTTGAAAGATGGACAACAGATGATCTGGATAAATCTAAAAAGAAAGGACAGAAGAGTAATAGTCCATGAAGCAATTCATGCAATACACATGATATTTGATCATCGAGGGATTCCTATATCCAAAGAGAATACAGAGACTATTGCTTACACAGTCTCATATTTAACGGAAGCATTATTCAATCTAAGAAAATTATAAGGTGAATTATGGATACTGGAGATACTATCAAATGTAACAAGTTAATGGGTGCTTTAACTGTTGCTTATGTTTCTGGAATGCAAGTCGTTGTAATGGAAAATGATATGTATATCAACATGGATGATTGTGAACTTGTTAACAAAGCCTCAGAACATTTCAAAATAGACACTCTTAAAAGGATGAGTAGACTTCCAAAGAGTGACTGCCGGTATAAGTACTCCAAAAGAAAAATCGAAGAAGTACTCCATAAAAGTTCAATCCAGAATTTTATAGATAAAACAATTAGTACTCCAAGTAGATCCTATGAAATAGGAGAGTATTCAATTGATAGTTCGGAACTTCCAATTAATGTATTGGTAGATTCACTATTTAAAGACCCAATAATTGGGTCTTCCAAAAATACTCTTGAAAGGATTGTCCAAAGAGAAAAAGAATTGGTTGCTGAATTGGACAAGGTCAGATCAATCCTTAATAAATTTGGAATATAGTAAAATGCGTAAGTTGATTAGAAAACCACATAAGTTTGAAGAGTCCATTGAGGAACCTGTAAAGAAGAAGAAAATAATTCTTTACAAGAAACAAAAATGTGATTTTATAAATCCTAAAACTGGATTACAATGTAAATGTAAAGCTGTAGGTAGAGGAAATATGTGTGTTGAACATGGAGGAGAAAGATCTGCTCCTGAAACTTTGATCACTACACAGGATATGCATCCGTCCATATTCCAAAAATATGATCCAAATGTTCATCCATTGCAGTATATTTTATTAAGTAAAAATGGAATGTCAGATGCTGAAATTGCTTCTGAGCTTAATGTAGGTAAATCTAAGATGGTGGAATGGACTGAAAAATATTTTGAGTTTGCTGAAGCATATGAAATTGGACAGTCCATGCAAGAAGCATGGTGGTTGGAGACAGGAAAGAATAACCTCAATAATAGATTTTTTCAAACTGGACTATATAAGTTTATAACAATGAATAAACTTGGATATTCCGAAAAAGCAAGTCCAGTTATGCAACAAAATAACAACTATGGAGTTCTTTTGCTTCCACCCGAAATGTCCATTGACGAATGGGAACAAGCAAATATAAAAAGAGACAATGAAATCAATCAAAAAACCAAAATCCAAACCATCGAAATGGAAAAAGATCATCCTTAAAAGTATAATGAAAAAGGATGGAAAAGGTAACAAAGTAAAAGTTGGAAGAGTTCAACTTACTTCTGAACTTATGAGGGAATTTTGGAAAGATCCAGTCATAAGAGAAAAATTAATGAAGTCCAGAAGTAAAAAACGAAAAATAAGTCCAGAAGCACAAGAAAAAAGGATAAAAAGATTTAAAGATTTAGCTGAAGAAAGAAGAAGAACAGGATATTATGAAAAGATAAAGGAGAGTGGTGCTTGGAGAAAAGGCAACCACAAACCGGAAGTACACAGTAAGACAAGAAAGCGTTTAATTGTGAGTAGTGATCCATTCTATTTGGTGGATGGTATTCATAAAGAAGTGGAAGAAAGAGATAGAATACACACCAATTGTGGTGTTTTAATAATGGAAGATGGAAAATCTTTAAATGTTTAGAAAAAAACAAAATACGGTTTGGTCTCCTCATCCTGGATCTCAAGACAGATTCATGCGTTGCACAGTGTGGGAATGTTTACTCCAAGGGTCAAGGGGTGGTGGGAAGACTGACGCATTATTGATGGATTATGCCAGAGGTGTTGGTAAAGGATATGGTCCTGATTATAGTGGGCTAATTCTCAGGGAAGCTACTACTGAGTTAGGTGATATAATAAAGAAATCAAAGAAGTATTTCCCAAGAATGTTCCCTGGATGCAAGTTTAATGAGCAAAGGAAGATATGGACTTTCGCTGGTGGTGAGTCTCTTTGGTTTAACTATGCGAGGGTAATTGAGGATTACGATCAATATCATGGTCAGGAATTTTCAATAAAATCAAGCACTTACATAAAAACAAAAGAAGGTGATATACGGGCTGATAATATAAATATCGGTGACTATCTAAAAACTCTCCAAGGCTATAAGAAAGTCACCAATGTAATAAAATCTAAGAAAGTAGGAGTTAAACTTTCTGTATTCGATTCAAATTATTGTTTAGTAGGAGAGCAATATCAGGGGGTACTTCACCCAGTTTTGACCAACGCCGGATGGCAACGGCTAGGGTTGTCCGTACTGTCAAGTACTTCTTTGCAATCACAGTTTGTGGAACTTGTAACCGAAGAAGTTCAAAAATTCCTTCTTGGTGTTCATCAAGAAATCCTGGGTTCTTTATCCCATTTTTCTCAAAGTAATCAGTTGGGTTCTCCCATCTCTTCAGTGAATCGCCAACTGTTTTCATTCGTACATCAAATTTACTACCAATTAATCTCAGTGATAGTCCATCTTTCCTCATCTGTAGGATTTGATCTTTGTATTGATCTAAGTAACCTTTCGGCTTTTTTGGTCTTACTAAATTCGGGAATCTTCTTTGAATCGTGTGAATATGAACTCCGAAATATTTTGCAACTTCTTTTGTACTGTGAGTTTTTAACATCTCTTTCACTTCAAATTCATCAATTTCATATTCATCAGATCCATTCCATTTTATTCCATTCTCTCGGCAAATCAATTTTACTGAAGTTATTGAAATACCCACTTTCTTTGAAATATCAGGAAGTGAAACATTATAATCATCTGCAACATTCATTATTGTCTGTATTAATGCAGGATCAAATCTCTTGGAATGATACATTCGCATATGTTCAGACTTTGAAGAAAGTAATACAAGGTTATCGGGGTGATTGTCATCACGTATATGATTTAGATGATGAACTTCCTCTTCAGGTTTTAGGAACCTTCCAACCTTATTCTCCATTACAAAACGATGTTCAGAAACAAATCCCTGTTTATCCGCAAAAGGATGATCATTACATTTTATCAGAACGTAACCATTCCCAGAATAATTTTTATTACAATCATCCATATCTTCATGGACTCTGTCAAACAAATTTTGAATTGAATACTTTTTCAGTTTCAGTTTCAGCATGTGATCACCTTTTGGATTTTGTTGATTTTGAAGTTGAAGATGATAATCATTATTTATCTTCAATATCACCAATTACCAACGATATTACAAATAATCAAAATAATCAACAATTATTTTTAATTAATCAGAACTGCTTTATTGGATGGGAAGAATTAACAAATCAAGCAGTACCTGACATTTATCTTAAATTAATGTCCTGTAATCGTAGTTCTAATCCAAAGATTCCAAAGAAGTACAGAGCTACATGCAATCCTTCAGGTGCAGGTCATGCTTGGGTTAAACAAAGATTTATTGATGCTGTACAAGAAGGCAGAGTACTAAGAGAACCAGTAACTCTTGAGCTACCAAATGCTTCAGGGGAATTAGTACCAACTGTTGTGGAGGTTACAAGAACACATATATTCTCAGATCTCAGAGAAAACATAACCTTGTTACGCGCCGACCCACTTTATAAAGCAAAAATTATCCAGATGACTCAGGATAATGAAATGCTCAAGAAAGCATGGGTTCATGGATCTTGGGATATTATTGCTGGAGGATTCTTTGTTGATGTTTGGAATCCGAAAGTACACATTATAAGATTTCCAATAGCTATTCCAACTTCTTGGAAATGTATTAGAAGTTTCGATTGGGGTTCTTCAAAACCTTGGAGTGTTACTTATTTTGTTGAGGCAAATGGTGAACAGCCATTTCTTTGTCCGTTTTATATCCCTAAAGGATCTGTTATTGTTATAAATGAAATATATGGTTGGACTGGAGAACCAAATAAAGGGGATATGGCTACATCCCAAACCATTGCGAAAAGAACTTTAGCAATGGATAATGCAATCCGTACTGAGTATGGGATTACAGTTCAGCCTGGTCCAGCAGATTCATCCATATACGATGTTAGAGATGGTAAATCAATAGGTGTCACAATGGCATCGTTTGGGTTACATTGGACTAGAGCTTATAAAGGACAAGGTTCAAGGGTAACTGGATGGGCTTTGATTAGACAGATGCTTGGTGCTGCTTTACGTGGGGAACTTGAGGCTCCTCATTTATATTTCCTACAACAAGCATCTCACCACATCAGGACTTTACCACAAATGCAAAGAGACCCAAAGAAGCCTGAAGACATTGACAGTTCACTGGAAGATCACGCACTAGATGGACTACGGTATGGACTTGCTAGGAAATACATGGAAATATCAAGAAGAGGTATAGGGATATGAAAATCATAAAAGCTAATAAAACTGAATTATCAAGTAAGTATGCAGGATACAGTATCAAAAATGTAGCTATAACTCATCCTGATTATGTACTCAGATTTAAAGAATGGACAAGAGTCAGGGATTGTATGAAAGGTGAGGAAGTTATAAAATCAAAAGGAATTACGTATCTTCCAAGACCATCCGGGATGACAGGTCAGTATGCTCTTGCATATGATGATTATAAGGAAAGAGCACACTTTCCATTAATTTGTCCTTATGCTTTGCAGGGTGCCTTGGGTGTTATTATAACAAAATTACCAGAATTTAAAGTCCCAAAATCTCTGGAATATATAATTAAGGACGCAACAAAGGATGGAAGATCTTTACAACAATTATTCATGGACACAATAATTGAGGTATTCCAAACTGGTCGTGTTCCAATAGCTGTTGATTTAATTGAAAATATTAATCAATTCAGATTTGTTCAGTACAAAGCTGAAGATCTTATAAATTGGAAATCTCCTGTTAAAGGTGCTTCAAAAAGTATATCATTAGCTACTTTGAAAGGTTCCGAACAGGATGAGGAAAATGAATTCTCACATGCTACAAGGGATTCATTCAGAGTAATGTTTATTGATGAAGTAACGGATGAAATTACAAAACAACCAAAAACTATCTACAAAATAGCTGTTTTTGGAGAGAATGGTTCCATTGGTTTTACTGAAGAGATAACACCAACATTTATGGGAAAGACTATTGATGAAATTCCTTTGTTAATTGCTGGTTCAATAAACAATAGTTTTAACATCCAACCAATTCCACTTATAGCTGTAGCAAACTGTTCTGTCCAAATATACAGAAAAGAAGCTGACCTTGCCAATAGTGAATTCTTGTCATGTAATCCAACTCTTTGTATAGTTGGTGCTGTAAATGATGGTAATCTCCCCAATGTTGTTGGTTCTTCAGTAATGATGGTTCTTCCGAATGAACTTGCAAGAATATTCTATACAGAAACAGATACTGCTGCTCTTGATCATGTGAGTAAACACATTGAGTCTTTATATGAAGAAGCAATACGTCATGGTGTAGCTATCCTTGACGCTAGAAAAGGTGTTGAAGCTGCTGAAGCATTAAGAATCAGACAAGCAACACAATCAGCCTCTTTGTATTCTATTTATTCATCAGCCTTGAATGTTATAATTCAAGGATTGAAATTGATGTGTAAATGGGCCGGATATAATCAAGAAGAAGTTAAAGTTGATGCTCCCACTTCCTTAACTTTTGGTATTCCAGATTCCGGTCTGTTAAAAGAATTAATTGCTGGATTTGCAATTTCTGGTGTAGTTCCAATTGAGGTAGTCCATAGATATCTTGTATCATCTGGACTTCTTGAGCAAACCATAAGTTTTGAAGATTACATGAAAATGGTAGAAGAAAATAAAAAGTTAAGGAAAGAATTAGGGTTGACATCCGAAAAGAAAGATGATAATCCTGATTCCAATAAAGATGATCCAGATCCAAAATCTGAAGAAGATGAAGATAAGGATGATTTGAAAAAGAAAGAGGATAAAGATGTTCAAAAAGGACAAGAATAGTCCACCAAAGACCTTGAAGGTCTAATTTAAACACTCCTGAGGAGGAACTGTTATGGATTTTAGTTTTATTACAGATGATACACAAAGACAAAAAGCAGAAACTGAGTATAAATCTTCCATTGATCAAATGAAAGTTGACTTTGGAACTCAGATTGCCACTGAAATTGAAAAAGCAACTTCCGGTTTGAAAACCAATCACGACAAACTTCTTGATGAGAAGAAAAAACTCCAAGATAAATATAAAAATATCACTGACCCTGAAGAGGCTCTTGCAGCAATCAAACTGCTGAATGAGAATGAAGACTTCAAAATGATCAGGGATGGTAAGTTTGAGGAAGTAATTTCAAAAAGACTCCAAACAACCAGAGAAGAGTATGAAACCAAACTCACAGATCTTCAAAAGAACTTTGACAATGAGTCAATGAAAGCTATTCGTTTTGAGTCCAATTTCAAGGATACTATTCGTGATCTCAGAATGAAAGAAGCTGCTTCTGCTGCCGGTATATTACCTTCTGCTTTTGAAGATCTCCTTAATCGTGGACGTAAATTGTTTACGGTTGCTGATGATGAAAGAAATATAGAGGCAAGGGACAACAAAGGTCATCTTGTAAAAGTAGATGATAAAATCCTCACACCTGAAATTTGGATTGAGCAATTGAGAAAAACATCTCCACATTTTTGGCCTGGATCAAAGAGTGGTAGTTTGAATTCAAATTCCGATGCAACAGATCTGGAACATGCCATTGCGGATGCTGCAAACAGAAATGACACAAAGGAATTCAATCGTCTTCGGGATTTGCAAAAGAAAAATAAAACTGGAAAATAATTTTCTTGACTTTAATTTTCCTTTTGAATATTATTAGATTTTAAATGTAGTCCCAAATGCTTCTGTGAAGCTAAAGATCTTGAGGGTCTAAGGGAACTAAGAGAACTTTTTAGTCCACCGACCCTCATTTTGTTTGTGGTCGGTGTAAAATAACACAAACAACAATCTTTGGAGGAACACATGAACATTTGGGAACATCCTAATGTAATCGCACAAGAAGCACTTCGGCATCTGGAAAGCAATTTGATTATTGCTCAGATGTGTGCAAGGGATCTCACAAGCGATTTTACCACTCGCGCAAATGGCTGGAAAGTTGGGGATGAGGTATCTTACCGTACACATGGTGAGTATGTAACCAAGGAATTCTCTACTGCCATTGAGCCGCAACAGATTTCCGGTTCTACTCGATCTCTCAAAATCGAGAAATTCTTTGATACATCGGTTGAAATCACTGCCCGTGAAGAGTCCATGGATCTCGACAATCTGTCCGAGCAGGTACTTTCCCCGGCAATGTACTCCTTCTCTGAAACGATTGACGCATATCTTGGAACGAAAATTCTCCAAGGTCAGGGTCTGTATGTTTCCGATACTCTTTTTGCCACTGCCGCCGATATTTCCCAGGCTCGAAAAGCTGCAATTCTTCAGCAACTTTCTTCAAATCGTTTCTGTCTGGTTGATCTGGACATTGAAGCTGATCTTTTGGGCCAGACTTGGTTCAACCAAGCTCAAACTCGCGGGTCTGATGGTGAAACCACTCTCCGAACTGGGAAGATGAATCATACAATGGGTATGGATTTTGATTCTTCCATTTCTTTTCCGACCAATTCCACCGCACATACTTGTGGAACTGGCACTGCACTTACCAATAACGGGACTGCTGTTTCTGGAATTTTCCCGAATAACAAGATTGGTGATACTGATCTGATTATTGATGGCGGTTCTGCCAATACCTTTATTGCCGGTGATCGTATCAAATTGGCTGGGGTGAAACGTCCTTTGGTTGTAAAGACCACTACTCTTGCTCTGAATACTCCAGTCACCACTGTTGCGCTTTCTCACCCAATTACTGAAGTTATCCCGGACAATGCAGCTATCACCGTAATCGGTTCTGGTCAGGATCTCACCTATCATGGTGCAATCATGGACAACAAATCAATTGGTGTTGCTTTCCCAATGCTTGATCTCCCTGGAGATAAAGTTGCCGGTTATGCTTCCAGTAATGGCATCAACCTCCGTATCGTCAAAGGTTATGATCAGGCTAAGAAAATCACCACCATGTCTATCGATATGCTTTGTGGTGCTTTCATGATTGATACTCGTCGGGTAACTCTCCTGGCAGGTTATTAATCCAACTGATCAAAACATCAAATCGTTGTAGGAGGGCGTTATGAAGATGTACAATAAGGATGGGGCCGAAGCTTTTGTTGAAAAAGAACAAGTAAAGCTCATGGCCGATGCAGGTTGGTCAAAAACCCCATTTCCTTCAGAAGAACCGGAAGTACAAGAGGAATTGAAAACAGATAAGGAAGAAACTGATGTACTTTCTGAATCTGACAACACCAACAAAACTCCAGTAGGCAAACGCTTGCTGAAAAAGAAGTAAGGGATAATATATGCCACTTGACGCTACTGTAGGTACTTCTACTGCAAATTCATACATCACAGTTGATGAAGCTGATGCTTATTTTGAGGATAGAGTACATTCCTCTGCTTGGGCTTCTTCTGAAAGTAAGGAACAACTTCTGATCTCTGCTTCTCGATTAATTGATTGGATGATGAATTTTCAAGGAGTAAGAACCTACAGTACTCAAGTTATGCAGTTCCCTAGGACTGGTATAGTAAAAAGAGATGGTGTTGAATTACCATCTACAATTATCCCACAGGAATTAAAATATGCTGTATGTGAGTTGGCTTTGACATCCGTTAAAAAAGACAGAACGGTTGAATCCGCACTTGCTGGCATAGAATCAGTAGAAGCTGGTCCATTAGCAATCAAAGCTTCTCAGGCATTCATGAATCAAAAACCAAATGTCATACCTGATTATATTCGTCAAATCCTTGCTGATTTCATTTTGTCCAGTGGGATTAGTGTCGTTCGATTGATGAGGGCATAATGGGTCTGGATACTTTATTTGAAGAGGCTGTTGAAACTGCATTCACAATCTTTGCTGATTTTATAAAGAGTGGTAAGTACATTGTCACTCCTCTTGAATCAGGATGGGGAGATAGTATTGTTACCCCGGATTATCCAATGGATGTAATAGTAAACGGTTTAAGTCAAAAAAACATTAAGAATTCAGCATTCATTGCACAAATACGTCCTACTGATACAATCATCATGATTAAAGGGATTGACATAAAGAACTCTGTAAAGAAAGTGAAGAATGGGGATAAGTTTTCTGTGTATATTGGTGGAGAATGGGAAATATTTGAAATCATAACACATGATACAGACCCTGCTGAAGCTCTATTCTTAGTACTGCTGAGAAAGATGTAACACATGAACAAGACAAGTATCAATGAATTTGTGAAATCACTGAGACAAGTGTCTAAACGACTTTACAATAATGTTCATGGTGTTATGTATGAAGAAACATTGGAGCTTGTAAAAGAGCTTCAAGATAGGTCTCCAATCGATAAGGATGAATTTCGTCGTAATTGGAGATTTCGCAAATCTGGTTCCCAAGGAAGTGTAATTTCATCATTCAGGATTGAGAATAAGACTAGATATGGAGTCTTTCTTGACCAAGGTGCTGAGATAGGTGGGGAGCCGTGGTATTTCCCAAATCCAAATTCAAAACCTTCAGGGAAACTGAAGATAGACAATGGAATGGTTTGGGCAGGTGGTAAAAGTCCATCGGGTTTTGTATTCGGTGGGATTATTGATAAGGTGATCTATTACAACGACACTAGAATTAATAAAATAGCGAATAAAATCGCAGAAGCAGCAATAGGTTCAATATGATTAAGAGAATAAATGGATGTAAGGGGATCTTTGAAAGGATAAAAGCTGGTAGAGAAACTATCAAGCTCAAGTCCTTTGATGAAATCACTACAACACAGTACAAATCTGAACAACTTCCGGTTTGTGCTATGAATTATGGTACTGATGTAGTTGTAAAAAAATCCTCAAGAACAAGCTCACCAACAAGAAAAGGTGATCCAGACATCCGGACAGTTGAAGTAATTCTTGAATTCATAACCGACAAGAAAATTGAACGTGCGATGGATCTGTATCTTAGGGCCAGGAAAGTTATCTTTTCTGATATATATCCTCTAAAATTGGAAGATAATTCTGATGATAGATCAGTAAGTATCAGTGAGGCAAGAACAGAAGGTCCATTTGGATATGGAGTACCAGACGCTGAAGTAATGACGATGGTTATTTCTCTCATCTACCCAGATGAAATTTAAAATGGAGGGTTTTGAAAATGGCATTATCACCTAGTACTGAAAATTTCCAATTAGGTAAAGGAGTTGTGTATTTTGACCGTAAAGATCTTGCAACTGGTTTGTACACTGGTGAGCGTGATCTCGGCAATGCACCGTCCTTGTCCTTTAACGTAAGTCTTGAGAAACTTGAGCATTTCAGTTCTCGCGGTGGTTTGCGTTCAAAGGATAAAGAGATTATCTCCCAGATTACTCCCGGAATTTCATTCACTTTGGATGAAGTAACGGCTGAAAACTTGGCTTTGTTGACTCTTGCTGACATCATTGATGTTACTCAGACTTCTCAGGCAGTTGTGGATGAACCACATGTTGCACATCTCGGAAAACGTATTGATCTGTTGTATCGTGGTATCACTTCTGTAACTGTCAAAAAAGCTGGAGGCACTCCAACGTATGTAAATGGCGATGATTATGTAATCGATACTGCTCTGAAGGACGACAAGATTGGTCGTATTTATATTAAAGAAGATGGAGATATAGTTGAAGGTGACAATCTTCTGGTCAGCTATACCCGTGGTGCAATCACCTATAAACGTGTTGCAGCATTCAAACAGACTCAGGTTGAAGGATTCCTGCGATTCGTTTCTGACAACCCTGCCGGTGGACAGCAAGAACTTCAGATTTGGCGTGTATCCCTTACCCCTTCCGGCGATACTGGATTGATTGGTGATGATTGGTCAACCCTCGGTTTCTCCGGTGAGATTCTGAAAGATGCATCCCATTCCGATTCCCCGTATTTCGATATTCTCATTTAATTGATGTGTCCAATAAGTAAGTGCATCACTTAGCAGGGGCTTAAAAACCCCTGCTGTTATAAATAAAAAGAAGGATAGAACAAAATGGCAAAGCAAGAAAGAAAACGTTTAAGTCTTAACCTAGATAAGCTCCTTCCGGGTGAAGCATTCCAAATTGGTGATGAGCAAGTCATCATCCGTCCCCTTGGTCTTCGTCAGATCAGAGAAATTACTTCAAAATTGAAATCCCTTTGGAAAAGTTTGACTGAGCAAGGGGTGACATTCTCTACAACCAATAAAGAAATAAAGGATGAAGCTGGCAATGTCAACTACATTGGCATCCCTCCAAATTTCAAAGAACCTGAAAAACTCCTGATTATTGCTGAAGTTCTTGTTACTCAATTCATTGATGTATTGGAAGAAGTCTCAGATATTCACCGTGATGATCTTTCTGAATTCCCAATCGATATAATTGTTGGTTTGATTGATAAATGTATTGATGTTAACCTTAAATCAAAGGATAGCTTATTGGGAAACTTCGTGAGCTTGACCGGGAAACTGACAAAGATGGGACTTCTGGAAAAAACATCAGTAAAACAGGAAGAAACAGAGGGTCAGAAGAAGTAATTGCGGAGATAGTCCAGAAATTAGTTGATAATGGACACTCCTGGTCAAGCATTCAAGAGTACACACTATCCGAGATAGGTGAGTTTTTAAAAGTTATCGTTAGAAAGGAAGCACAGGAAAAATCAGATGATCTTGCAAGAATCTGGTTGGGTACTCATTTGAAGTACAAAGGTTTACAGGATGTAATAAAGGATATTCTTAGTTCGGTAGAACCTAAGAAAACTCCTGAAGAAGAGAAAAAACACATCCAGAATGAATGGATGAGACTTAAATCCTTTTTCCAAGGAAGACGATAATGACTGATGTACGAAGAACAGTCTCTATAGACCTCGAAACAACGGATAAGAACACTCTTAAAACCCTTTCTGGTATAGCGGATAAGTTTGCTGATATTGGAAAGGGTTTTGATGCATTCTCCAAAGTGGTTGACTCTTTTGTAAGTAAACTTTCAGGAGTTACAGTACCAGCTTCTGTTCTTACTTCAATCAACGCTTTAAAAACTTTGGATGGTGTTAAACTTCCAAGTTTGTCCACCTTTGTCAAAGGTCTTGAGAAACTTTCACAAGCAACAAACAGTGTAAAGAATCTTTCTCCAATTGTTGATGAATTAAAGAAATTTAATGGCATTGATGTTCCAAAAGTAGCACAACTTGCTAATGGTCTTGAAAAACTTTCAGGATCTACCATCAATGTAAATGGTGTTGCCACTGTAATAAAAGGTCTTATCGGTCCTCTTGAAAGACTTGCAAAAATCAATATACCAAATGTAAACCAAATTGCTGAAGGTTTGTCCAAGATATCAGGGACTACAATCAGTTCTTCCACATCAGCTTCCATAACAGTATTTGTATCTTCTCTAAAAGCTTTAGATGGAATTAAGATTCCAAATTTTAAAACTATCGCTAATGGTATTTTAACTTTATCAAATCTCACTGATCTTCCAAAAGCTACAGCAAATTTACAAGCTCTTGCAGTATCTTTAAATTCTTTTAAGAATGTTAAAATTCCTGCTGTTTTCCAACTTGCACAAGGTTTTAAACAGTTAACAAATCTTGACGTTCAGAAGATAACCCAGAATATTAATGATCTTGCAAAGGCAATTTCAATACTTGAAAAATCAGGTACTTTAAAGAATTTTACAACTCTTGCACAAGATCTCAGAACACTTCAACAACAATTAGTCCAAGTAGCTCCACAATTACAGTCATTAAGTAGTCAAGTATCAAGGGTTGGTCAATCATTTGATGATTCCGGCAAGAAAGCAAAGGGATTTGGGGAACGACTCACCAATTATATTCAATACCGTGTCATTGCAGATACAGTAATGAAGATGCAGGATGCATTCTTTGGTGCAATCACTGTAATAAAAGATTTTGATCAATCATTAAAAGATCTCCAAGCAATTACAGGTGCTACCAATTCTGAAGTTGCTGTAATGGGAGAAAAGATCATTTCAGTTGCTAAGAATACCAAGTTTTCAGCAAGTGAAGTTGCTGCTGGTATGGTTATCCTTGGACAAGCTGGTTTGTCAGCTTCCGAAACTGTTAATACAATAGCTGCTGTATCAGACCTTGCTACAGGTACTCTTTCAGATATGTCCACATCTGTTGATTTGGTATCAACAGCTATGAGTGTATTTGAAATATCTGCTGATAGAGCATCTTATGTTTCGGATGTGTTTGCAAATGCAATAAACAAATCAAAACTGGATGTTGATAAACTCAGAACTGCTCTAAACTATGTTGGGCCTGTGGCTCAAGAAGCTGGAGTTTCCTTTGAGGAAGTATCAGCATCAATGATGACTCTTGCAAATTCAGGACAAAGAGCATCAACAATAGGTACTGGACTTCGTAGACTTTTCTCAGATTTGGTTGACCCACCTGAGAAATTAGCTGCTGCTGTTGGAAAAGCTGGATTATCTCTTACTGACTTAGATCCACGTATTCATTCACTTTCAACTGTCCTTACAAATCTTAATCTTGTTGTGCATGATTCTCAACAGGCTTTTGATATCTTTGGAAGATATGGGGCAAATGCTGTTCTTGCATTGAAAGGGGCTGATAGTGGATTTGCTGAGATGCTTCGTACTGTATCTGAATCTGGAACTGCTGCAAGGATGGCCGCTGTCCAAGTTGAAGGTCTTGGAGTAATTTTCAAGAACTTGAAAGACAGAGTGGAAATTCTGGGAATTTCTCTTGGTAATGCAGGTATATCAGATATTTTGAGAAACATAGGCAAAGGGGCATCATTCGCTGTTGAACGAATGGATATGTTTATAAACTCTTCTGTTGGAGGATTTATAACCAAATCTGCACTATTCATCCTTGCTGGAACTTCTATGCTTGCAATTTTTAGTAAGCTGGTAGTTGGAATACAAGCTGTTTCTGCTGTTTATGCTGGTAATGCCATTGCAGGGATGTTCTTGATTCGTAATGGAGCAATGATTACTGCTGCACATGTAAGTATAGCAAATGCTTTCAGAGCTATTGTTCCCAATGTTGGAGCAGCAATTGCTGCATTTGAATCATTTATTGTAACAGGTGGTGTATTTGGAACACTAATAGGTGGATTTTTGGCTCCATTGTTGGCAATTGGTGGATACCTTATCTATGCCACAAGTAAAATAGATGATTTTAAAGAATCTTCAGAGAAAGCAATCCAAGAAGCTGCAAAGTTTGAGACTTTGCAAGGTGGTTTACAAGCTTATAATGAACGGATTAGTGGACTTACTGAAGGTTCAAAAGAATTAAAAGAAGCTAACATTGCTTTAAGGACTGAACTTTTAAAAGTTGCTGAATCCAATGTTGAAGTAGCTGTCACTGCAATGCAAGCTGCAAACTCTATTAATCCATTCACAGGGGAAATGGAAAAATCAAGAGAAGCATTAGAAAGATACAATAAGCAAGTAAATCAATTCCAATATGACAAGGTTGTTTCTGCATATAGAGATGCAGTACAGAATATCCAAAGTCAGTCTGAAGGTTTGAACAGATTTTGGAATAGTCTTGGATCTTCTGGTATTGCCACATGGAAAAAGATAGAAGGTGGCATGAGTGCATTGTTTAATTGGGATCTCAAGGAACTTGATAAATCAAAAGCAAAAATTGAGAATTTTTCCAATGAAGCTGCAAAATCACTTTCATTAAGTAAGGGATTGCAGGAAGGCAAAGTCTCAATGGAGAAGTTTGCAAAGTATTTTGCTGAACTTGACAGTATTGGATTAAAAAATCTATCTTCTCAGGGTACTGATCTTTATAATGCTTTCAGATTATTAGAAGAAGGTTCATCAAAATTCCTTGTAACTCTTATAAATACTGGAAAGATAAGTCTTGAAACACCAGTTGAAGAATTACAAAAGATTGCTGAAAAAGCAGGGATATCAAGTGTTGAGGTTGAAGCGTTGGTACTTCAATTCAATAAGATGAAGGATTTTGAGCCAGGAAAATCTATTGGACAGAATCTTGTTGAAGAATTTAGTAATGGCACAGGAAAAGTTGAGGAGTTTACCCAAAAATATATAGAACTTGGAGGAACTCTTTCTGATATTGAAAGACAACAAATAGTTGAGCTTGAAAAGACTCGGAAAGCCCTTGCTGATAATTATGTTATGATTGAAAACAATTATAATATGAGGAAACAGATGGGTATTGGTGATATTGAAAATAATAAACAAAGAGCTATTGAAGAGGAGAAATTCAATCAGAAAGTAAGAGAATTGAATGTAGAAGGGTATGAGAATTTCAAATATACCTCAATCCAAAAAGTTATAACTGCACAGGAAGAATCTGATAAGCAGCTTGAAATCCTGAAGAATAGACACCTTACAGAGGAACAAGAGGGTAAGAATGCTGCACAAATACAGATGGAATTGCAGAGAAAAATTACTGCTGCAATGGAATCTGTTTATAATGTTTCTGAAGTTAAGGAGCAATATCAAACTAAAGAGAAAGCACTAACTCTTTCCCATGAAAATCAACTCCATAGTATTGCTTTGTTTGAAGCTGCTGAAACTTTCACTCAAGAACAAGCTGAGAAAGAAAGATTTGCAAGTACTTTGGAAATGTATGATAAAAAGTACTCTGCTGCTGTAGAAACTCAAAAGAAAATAGATAAAGCAGAAGACACGACTGACAAACACAAATCCGATGCTTTACAAAAGACTATTGATATTGAATCACAACGACAGGAATTTATCAGAAAGGCTCTTGAAAAATCCGTTGAAGCAGAGAAGAAAGCAAGTGATAAAATTGTAGATCTTTCTGATAAAAAAATCAAAGAGATAGAAAAGAATGAAACTGAGATTGTAAAGGATAAAACTAAATATTCCAGAGATATACAAACTGCTGAACATACTTTATCCAATAAGATTCATGAAATAAACAGAAATCTCAATGATAAGCTGAAAGATCTTGGTAAGAAACGTCTTGAGAATGAAAGAAAAACACGTTCTGATATAGAAGGGATTTATCAGGATGCAGAAGATAGAATAAAAGGCATTAAACAAAGAGGAATGTCTGATTCTCAAAAAGAAGCGGATAACTTTAAAACTTATAATCAAAAACTGGAGCAAGGGACTAAGCTTGTATCGGATGCTGAAAAATCAGGCAATTCTTTCATGCTTGGGCATGGTCAAGATCTTCTCAAATCAGCAATGGATATTGGTGGTGCTTTTGAGAATGAAAAGAAAGCAATAGAAGCAGTTAGACAAACTGCTAATAAATTGGCTGAAGCAAGAAGAGTGGAGAGCAAAATTGTTAATGATGAAATAACAAAGGAAGCTACCCTTGCAAGAAATACAGCCACTGATAAATTAAAGATGGCAAAGGATGATGCCACATTTAAAATAGCCAAAATTAAGGAAGTATATGCTGAAACTACTGCTGCCGAAGTTACCAGACACAGTAAGGAGATGGAGAACCTCAACAAAGAGGTAGAGAAATGGCAGAAGAAACTGGAAATTGCTAAAGCGATATCAAATTCCGCAACTTCAATTGATTCTTCTGGTGCTACAGTACCTTCAACTTCCAATACTTCAACTTCATCCGCAACATCAAGTAAGACAGTAAATATTGATAGTTCTAAAATAATTGCAGAGAATCAAAAGGCACAAGATTCTATAAAGAAAACCTCAGATACTTACCAAAAGGAAATTACTACTGCAAATGAAAAAATAGTTGATTCCGCAAAATATGCAAAAGAAAGTATAGGTACTGTTTCTGAGTCTGTATCAAGTGAAATTGCTGAAATTTCTAAAAATGGTTTCCAAAAAGTAGTTATTGATGGTAAGGAAATATTCACCAACCTTACAGAAAGTCAAATAAAAATGACTCAAGATATTGCAAAAGCAATGGTTGAGGCTGGAAATAATGCAAATTCTGTCTTTTCAGTTGAGAATGTAAAAACAGACGGTATTCAGAGTGTTAAGGATGGTGTTGCTGATCTAGTAACAATAACACAAGCTGGGGCTTCTTTAACAATTGGCACTGAGGATGCATTAAAGAAAATAGAAGAAGCAAAAACAAACATAGCATCTATTCCACAAAAAGAACAAGAAGTTAAAGTAGATGTAAAAGATGCTGATGGTAATCCGATAGAATCAAAAATAGAGGAAGTAAAAACAAGTGCTGGTAATATTTCCGAAGTAAAACCAGAGATAATTGTTCAGGTAACGAAAGAAGAATTTGATAAACTCTTTGAGAAGCTTGAAACCCTCAAAGATTCCATCACCCTTACTATCGTGGCTACTATTGAAAATGAAGATAAAGTAAAAGACTTAGTTGGCATCATTGATACCCTAAGTAAAACTGAAAGCAAGCCAATTATTACTGCTGAAGTAAACGGAAATGATGCTCTTGCAGTAATGAATGAGTTGATTGACAGAATTAAAAATAAATTAGTTGATATCATAGTAAACACAGGTAACTCCATAACAGAACTTCAGAATGTCATAAGATATATTGAGGATGTTGTTTCTTATGATGGAAAAACTGTTGATATATATGTAAAAACCCACCAAAGTGGAGGAACTCCAACTGTTGAACTTGCAAAAGGTGGAAGTGTTCATGACGCATTCAAACGTCTTTCAAATCGGTTCATTACTGCTGGTGGTGGTACAAAGGATGATGTTCCAGCAATGCTGAAGAAAGGTGAATTTGTCCACACTGATAAAGCTGTAGACTATTATGGTGTGGATTTTATGGATGATATTAACCATTTAAGAATACCCAAGTTTAACACAGGTGGTATAGTTGATTTTGTTCAGCCTTTTGTCCAGAAATTTAGTAAAGGTGGTTCTGTAATATCTTCAACAATCAGTTCAATGAAAAAGAAATTGGAAGATATGCTTGGAATTAAAAGAGATGAATCATCCTCTGATGTCACTTTGAATGTAAATAACATGATAAGTAATTCAGGCAAAGAGATGAAATCATCTATTGGATCTGATTCCATTAATTCAATTAAGAATGCATTCAATAACACTGTCCAATCATTTTCAACTGGTGGTTCTACTGCAACTGATTTACTTGAAGCTGAGAAAGCAAAACTTCTCGCAAAATACGACAGTCAAATAAAAGCAGCTTCCAGTTCTGGTAATGAGGATGTTCAGAAAGTCCTTGAGGACGAAAGATTAGAGATATTAAAACTTACAAGTGAACTTGAAGTAAAACTGGAAGAATTGAAAGTTGAATATGAAAGCTATGTTGCTGAACGTACTGCTGAATATGATACAGCTATTAGTGAAATTGAAGATTCTTTCAAGGAAGATTATGATGGTAATACAGAAGATCATGATGAAAGAGTAAAAGAACTGGACAGTTCATATGTTGAAGATATGGCTGATTTGGCAGATGATAAAGAGTCAACCATTGAAGATTATGAAAAAACAATAAATGATTTCAATAAGGATAGAGATTCACTCATCTCAGATTTTGATAGTGAAAAAGAATCTCTCCAAATAAAGTCTGACCAAATGGCAACTGAGGCAAACAGAATAGGTTTGAATCTTGCTAAATTATACAAGGATCTTACCAAGAAAACACCACAACCATATGAAACAGAATCAGTACAGACATTAAATTTCCCAACCTTTGAACAGTACTCAAAAGGTACTATGGATTGGGATGCTCTTATAATGGATAGAATCCAGATTGAAGATTCTTACCAAGACAGGTATCTCCCAGTAGATAAAGAAGATCCAGATTTTGATTCTATCAGATCATTGGTAGATGATATCAATTCTCTTGGATACATGAAAAGTAGTGGTGATTACTCAAATGCTATCCTTGCAGTTGAAGATCTTAAATCTTCTTGGAATTCTGATAATTATGCAAATAAGATTAATGACTACAATCAAGAATTGCTTGATTATGAGAATGAAAAAGCAGAATATGACAATCAGTATGCTACTGATTTGGATGAAATTTCTAAATCAGAAACTGAAACAAACGATGAATATAACAAAGATTCCACAGACGAAAATGATGAATATTCAAAATATGTCCAAGAAGCTACAGATACAAAAGATGAAGATCTTTTAAATGAAAAAACCAGCTTTGATACTGATCTTGGAGATAATAAAACAACATATGAAGATGCTGTAAATGAAGCTAAAAAATCATATGAGGATTCATATTTTAGTGCAGTTGAGAAAGCTGCAAATGAAATAGCTAGTGCATTGAATTCGACAACTTCTTCCATGAGTGGTTCAGCATCGGTTGCTGGGGTTAATACATCAAGTAATTTCAATATGGACTCATTGTTTAAGAAGATTATAGCTTCTAGCTCTAAATTCACTTCCCCAATTGAGGAATTACTGAAGAAGTTCAAAGTAAAAGGATATAATTCAGGTGGATTTGTCCAACCAACAGCATATTCTACTCCAGGGGAAGATTCAATACTTGCATCTTTAACCCCAAAAGAATATGTTATCCCTGATAAGGTAGTTGACTTCTTTGGGAAAGAATTCTTTGATGATATTCTGAGATTCAAAGTAAATGGATATAATACTGGTGGATTAGTTGGAAATATACCAACAAGTTCATATAAAGATAATGTTAGTTCTTCAAGACATTCTTTAGATATTAACATGATGGATGAATCGTATGGACCATTTTATGGTCAGAGAGATATGATAGAAGAATTTATAACGGGAATGCAAAAAGCCAAAATGAGGGCAAGCAGATGATTTACGATGATTATGTTTACATTTTATCCGCAGCAGAACCACAATCAACTCTATGCACATTAACTCTTCCAATGTCCTTAATTTTACCAAAGGATTTGGAATGGATTGATGAATTAACATACAGTCCTGTTAGTCAATCCGTTGAGTATGGAACCACTGGTGCTTTGCTTATCCAAGAAGGTGTAAAACAAAAAGGTAGACCAATAACTCTCGGATCTTCAGACAGTATGGCATGGGTAACTCGACAACAAGGAGATACACTAAAATCAATGATGTATTCTCCAGGTTTAGTAATGCAATTGAAATTCTGTGATTTCAATAATCAAACAAGTTCACTGTTCTCTTACAATGTAATGTTTAGACATTCTGAGGGTGCTTTGGATATAAAAAATATAAAAGATTTTGACCAATATGAATCTTCAGCTTGGTATATTATTAAAGCAATAAGATTAATGGAAACCTTAACTTTTGAGGAACAACAATGAGTACGATTAATAAAACTGATATAAAATTACTAGCTTCTCAGAGGTTGGATGATACAGACGAGGGTGGTGGTCAGATGACTTCCATTGAAATTATCAGTGGGTCCATCAATAATCTATTCCCAGATATTTCAAGACTTGATCGTGTGTATGGCAGGGTTTCTTTGCGTAAAGCATTCCTTCCTGTACAGACAACTGTTAAACCACCATACTATGGTTCCCAGTCGG